CAAAGAAAGAGGATTTGATCCAGATCAATGGGAGATCCAAAGTCTGACTGTTAATCAATGGGAAGCTCCAGATGTTAATGGTGGCAAACGATTGATGGAACAAACCAAAGCGACACTTAAACAAAAACCACAGTTTTTGGGAGAGTTAATCAGTGCCATTGGAGATCTGGGCAGTCAAGGTTTCAGTCCTCAACCTAGACTCAAAGCTCAAAAGAGCAAACCAGAGATCCTTGTTGTTCTGGGTGATCATCAACTTCCTTTTGCAAACAGGACTTTGACTGAACTCTCCCACTCTTTCTTGCAAGATATAAAACCAGATGGATTGATCTATATGGGAGATCTGATCGACTTTCCAGATCTGTCAAAGTTTGAAACTAATCCAGATTTCACTTCTACTGTGCAACAAGGGATTGATGGTGGATATAAAGTTTTAAATGATCTGAAAGAAGCTTCTGGATTAGATAAAGGATCAGAGATGATCTTTCTTGAGGGCAATCACGAAGTGAGGTTGAGAAGAGCTTTGATCAACAAACTCCCCCAGCTTTTTGGAATAAAGAAAGCTGATGTTGGAGAAGAAGAGAAATCAGTTTTGCATCTTGCTAACTTAATGCGATTCAATGAACTTGGATGGACTTATTGGGATGAGCCGAGTGATGTCTATCCACATCCAGAATATGAGATTGTCAAAGGTCTCTTTGCACGACACGGAAATTTTGTCAGAGCGAAAGCTGGTATGTCTGCACTTGCAAACTTGGATCGTGTGGATGGCTCAATTATACAAGGACACACTCATCGACTTGCTATCACTCATCACACAAGATGGACTGGGCAAGAGATGAACTTATACACTGCAATCGAAACTGGAACAATGGCAGATCTGAAAGGTCTTGGATATTCCAAGCAACCAGACTGGCAAGGTGGTTTCATCACTTTGGTTGTAGATAGAAAGAACAATACATTTCATCCAGAGCTGGTGATCTTTAATAATGACACGATCACTTGGAGAGGATTCTCTTGGACTTTATCGGCTAAAGGAGTCAGAACAAATTATGAAAGCAACAGTTAATCTGAATCAAATCTTGCAAGGTGGTCTTGCTGGTTTAGTTGCTTGGCTATTCAAAACAGTTAATGATCTACAAAAGGAAGTTGCTGTTTTAATGGTGCAGATCACAGATGCAAAAGAAGATCTTATGGATCTAGCTATGAGAGAACAAGAACTGAATTCTGCAATCACAGAAATACTTATAAGACTTGGTGCAAGTTAAGGAGAAAAATATGTTTAAAGATTTAGACTTTAAAGATCTTGGTGAAAGGTGCATTGCAACCTTTGTCGAGACTTTTATTGCAATGATCACAGCTGAAGCTCTAACTGGAAGCGATGGAGATCTACTCAGATCAGCTTTCGTTGGTGGTTTAGCTTCTGTCTTGGCACTACTCAAGACAGTGATGAAGAACTACAATGCCAAAAAATAACGAGCCAAATTTCACACAGAAAGAGATGTTAATTATGATCTTAGATCGGCTCGATGATATGGATGAGAAGATCTCATCTCTACTGGAAGACAAAGTATCTAGGAAAGAATTTTATTCTGTTCTAGGTGTCTTAATGACTTTCGGATTGATATTGGTGGCATTAGTTTAAGCAACTAAAGGAGAACAGATGTTCTTATGTCCTAAATGCTTCAATGGATCTTGTGAGCTTCGATGGAATACAATCTATCAAGCAACAGAGCTTCATTGTAGAAGATGCAATCAAGGAACAATTGTTTTGTCTGATGAATCGAGAGAGATCCACTAGAAAGGTGGCTTGATCCCCTTGTCTTCTTTGACATAGTTCCAAACAGCTGACCAGTCTTCTTTCTTGAAGTCTCGGTCATACTTTGTTTTCACTATTGGGAATCTGACTCTTATGGATTTCCAAAGATCATAGACTTCTGATCTGTCGTGATCATTGTCATAAACAAGCTGGAGATCAGACATAAGCTCTCTCTCAGATACTGCATCCAATATTTGAAACCATTCAACAAGTAGAGTTGAAGTTATATCTTTTGGCTCAAGCATTGTGTTTTGGTCAATTCTTTCTTGGATCTCGTATCTTCTGACTGCATCTTGATAAGACTGCATCTTTGATCCTTTCTTTTGTGTTGATTGATACTCAATCACTCTCCAAAGGAAATCTGGATAATCATTGATCAATTTTTCATCTGGATCATATTTAATAAAATCTTGAATCCAAAGCTTGATGTCTTTCTTTGAAACATTATCTTCTGCAATATTATCTCTAAGCTCAAGACCTAAGAAGTCTTTGCTTTCTTTTGCAAAAATATCAGAACAATAATCCAATTGATTATCTCTCATAAATGGTGGAAAATCTGTTTCACTTGTCTCCCAATAAGCAATCTTCTTTTGATCTGACTTCTGCTTATGCACTCTGATCAAATTTCTAGCCAATTCATTCTGACTAATCCCAGCAATATACTTCCTCACAAATCTAAATCTCTGCTGTGGTGTATCTAATTTAATCCGATCAGTTTTCCAAATGTCATATCCCTCTTCATTGAACATTGCAACAAACTGTCCTTGATCAAAGAATCCAACAAACACTCCATTCTTAACAAGATTGTATGTCTTTTCTGTTAAATACTTCGATGGATTGAGATGATCAACTTTCATTCCTTTATCTCCGATATGTTCGATCAAAGTATATGGATAATCAGCATTGACTGGAAACACTAGGAGGATCATATAAGTTCCCTCTGGAAAATCCTTGCCAAGAATGTTCTTTGATTTCAAATAGCCAACATCATCACAAGTTTCCCAAGCAATATATTGCTTTTTAAATAAACCATCAAGAACAAAGTTGCCAACGAAGTTTGCAGATGAAAGATTATAATTCATCATCTTTCTTCCAAGATCTCTGTTCTTTCCTTTCTGACCTCTGACAAATTTATATTCAGCAAAAACTTTTAATCTTTCTAAACCGAGAAGAACAGCATCATCTCCGATCTCTTCTTTCTCCAATTGCTTTTGGTCATACTGTGAAACAAGCTCAAGGAAACGAGACATTGTTTTGTTTGATTTTGGAGCAACTTCCTTTAAAACTTTGGTGACATACTTTCTATTCGTATCAATAGACAACTGAAGAAGCATTGAATTTTTCTGCTTCAGATAATCTGCTCCAGTTATATTTTTAAATTCCATAATCTCTAATCACTGATTTTTATTATAACTGCCCATCTGAGCTGTGCAAGACCTAAGAAAAAAACACTCGTTCAGAGTCCGATAAATACCGAATTGCCCTAAGCTTTCGATTAATATAGGTTAGAAAGAATATGTCTTATTTATACATATTTTTCACTGGAGTCTGTGCATCACTGATTGGCACAGTTAGGAGATAAATGAACGATTATAACAACAGGGAGCTTCTCTCAGTCAGAGAAGTTGCAGAGATCACAGGTTGGTCTCGTTCGACTGTTTATAACTTATGCAACTCCAACTCTCTTCCAGTGGTCAAGCTAGAAAATACCTCGATCAGAATCAACAAGAAAAAACTGCTTGAACTTATCAATGGAGATCAAGATGGCTAGAACAGATATATGGATGCAACTTGGTGTCAGAATCTTTGAAAAATTTGAAATTATACACATAGCCAACAAGCTCAATATATCAATCAATGAGTGTGTTGGTGCATTGATAAGACTTTGGAGCATATCATTAACCGACTTTCCAGAGGGCAAAGGTGTTTTATCTACTGGAACATTGTCTGTCTCTGTGGATCATCTTCCAGTCATTATGAAGCTGGAGAACACTGGTCAAGAGATATTTGATGCTCTCAAAGAATGTTCGTGGATCGATCTCGAGGATGGAATTGTTGTGATTCCCGAATGGTCTAAAAAAACTGGTCAGACCTTAGAGAAGCTCGAGAAAAATCGTGACTACAAGAGATCTAAGAAAGGGGATTGATTATATGAGTGAAGATTTATCAGTGCCTAATCCCCTCTTAGATTATGACTCCTACGAAGATTATTTCAAGATTTATAAAGCCCAGCTTATTGAAAAGCTGTATGAAGTCACAATGACTGATCCAAGAATGAATGAACAACAGAAGAAAGCATTCTTCAAAGCTTTCTGGGATCTAGTTCCACAAGAGCCAACACTTGAGGAAATGGATATGGCTTATAGAAGTTATGTGGCTCACTTTGATCACATCCCATCCCCTTTTGCTTTTGTTAAACATTTCAATCGTTTTAGAACTGGGATTCTTCCAAACAAAAGAGGTGAATCTCTTAAGAAGATCAAAGAAGCTGAAAGGAACTTGAAGCTTGATGCTTGGATCAAGGAAATGGAGCAACAAGATGAGAGCTAGTTTGCAACAAGTTATTGAATGGCTTAGACAGATTGATGCTTGGCACAATTATGCTCTGGATGATCGAAAGCTCCAAACTATTGCTCCAGAGTTCCAAGATTTTGGAATGGATGTTTTGAATGAGGTTTTGAATATGGTTAAAGCTTTAGAGAAAAAACCATCTCCAGCTCATTTAATGTCTTTGGCTAAACAAGTTCAAACAAGATTTCTACAAGATAAACAATTAAATCTTCCAGATGAAGATCCAAGCACTTGGATGACTTCAAGAGAATATGCACAGTCACAAGGTTTTGAAACACTAAAAGATTTAATTAAACACAAAATCAAGGAGGATCAGAAGAACTCTGATACCAAGATCGAGGATGGAGACTCCACCTCTCCCCTCGATCCCTCTTTGGAAAAGCAGATTGATTTCTGGGATTCGTTAGGAGAAGAAAGTGCTTAGAGTTCCAAAGACTGCTTCCAAGTATTTAACAAAGATTGTCAGATTCTATGTTGATGCTTCTTTTATTGGAAGACCAAGACTAGCTGGAATGAAGCTTGAGAAGTCTGTTGCTGGATCTAAAGAATCACACAATCCACACGATCCAAATATGGCTAAATGGGAAAGACACAAGAAGACTGTCACTTATAAATTAAAAGACATCTGCAACTTGATTGATTCATTTGGAGCTGAAGAAGTTTCCAGATCCCCAAGAAAGAGATGCAAGTCTGAAGATCATCCTCAAGGAAAGAAAAAAACATTTGGAATTGAATTTGAGTTCTGTCCATATTGCAAAGGAAAGTTATATGGATAATTTTATTGGTCAAGATCGAGAGAAGAATCAGAGAGCAAATGGTGAGAAGCAACCTTTGATCCAAGAAGTATTTGAACATCTATTGAGAAATCCAGATGGTGTTTGTTATCAAGAATTAAAAGCACTAGATCC